ACTAAGTGTTTTTGGCCGTCATGGGTGATTTGAAAAGGAGAAAAGCACTGTGCCATTTTTAAAGCATTGGTGTACCAAATACGGGCATTGGTCTAATTGCTGATACTTTGTTTAGTACTTGTATATAAAGATTATCATCTCCATTATTTACTGCAAAAATTCTGTCTACGTCTTCGTTTGTTACCTCTAAGAACTCTTGTGATAACGTTGGCGCGTTAGCAAATATCCTTCCTAAGTGCCAATATTTTAATGATGTTCTAAAATCTCCAGCTACTCTATTAGGTATGAATTTATATTCTGCATATCTTGGAACATATCCCCAAGTTGTATCACCATTGTTTGTGTAAGCATATATTTCCTTATTTAATACTTCTTGTTCTCCAATATTTGCGAATGAAGGCCAATAGTACTGCAATGGGTCTGTTTTTAGATAAGTACGGGGTATACCCTGTTGATAAGCTGTTTTAGGCATTATTGACATTATACCAATAATATACCCATGCTCCTCAACTCTGTAATTTCCTGTATATCCTGTGGCTACGGCTACGCCATGACCTGACATATTACCTTGTGGTGGTGATGTTGGTTCGTCTACTCCTGTAAATGAGCCTGTGGTGTTTAATACTTCGCTAATAACTACAGGAGTTTTTACACCTGTAATGTATTCGGGACGTTGTAATCTTGCATCGCTACTTTTAACACCAAAATGCGTTAAAATTTGCTCGATATATCGAGTTCCTCCTCTTGCATTTTTTTCTAGCCATTCTTGTAACTTAAAGGCACGTCTTAATTCGTTTATTGTTGTTGGAGTAACTTGTAGTGTACCTTGTGGGTCATAAGCGAGTTTGTCTGATACTGAAGGTCCGTTTTGTGCCACAATCTCACCGGGTACGACTTGTCTAAGGTCTCCTATTCCTATTGTTAATGGGTCTTCGGTGAAATTCGGTGTTCCATAATTATCCCAATCGTCTTTTAACTCTACATTTCCTAATGGAATATCTACTGCAGCTCCTTTTTGTGCAAAAGGTAGAGAAGCTGTAAAGTAATCATGTTCCCATGCACGCTTACGCATTACTCCTAATTCTGTTAATGGGTTAATACCATCCGTTAATTTGTAATCTACTTCAGGGACTAAATTTTGATCACGATAATATTCGTTATATATGCATTGATACGCTGATAATGGTAAAGCGTTTACTAATTCTGGTGTTCCTCCTGTTGGTGTTGGTGGTATACCTAAATAATCCATTAATTTTTTAGTATCATCGCTTAAAGCATCTGTTACTTGAACAACAGGCATACCTCCTGTTGGATTGTTTGTTATAAACTTTTGCCAATTTTCCCATAGTATCCTGTTAGGTACGAAGAAGTAATGTATCGTTACATCCATTCGATGCATCACGGGGGCAATCAGAGGAGCGAATCTTAAAAATACTTCGCTTCCTATAGTAAAGTAATCTCCTGGAACTGACTCAATAAGGCAACAAGGCATTAAGTTGCCCATCCTTCCAGACATCTTTACATCATGGGTTAAGTCAAATCTATTTGACTTTGGTTTTTTTACTTGTATCGAGTTAAATAGATTCATTTTCATAACCTAATCCCCCCCCGTGATACAGTTACATAAGTTTTTCTGCCGTTTCTGCGTCCGCCTCTTCCGCGACGGGAGCGCATTCTATTTTTATATGCCATAATTGGTTTAAGAGCTTCGCGACATACCTTTCCTGTACGTCGCCTTCCTTTGTACGTCACCGCCTACCGCGGGTTGCGTTTGTCGGCCGTCGTTACGTTCCGCTTCGCTACACTTTTACGACGTCGACCGACAATCCGCTATCCTTGTACGCTATTTGTTCATGTACCGTCTTTTATAATCGTCCCAGTTCAGTTTAGTTCCTTGCAATCCACCTTGTTTATTATACTTGTCATATAGTTTTTGACTTTCGGATTTTTCGGGAATTGTTCCTTCGTTTATTGATGGTACCTTATTTAAACCTTGTATCATCATCCGTATGTAATAAGGGTCTGAAGGCATTATACCAACTCTACGTAAATTAATATCCAAATCCTTTAATTCTCCCTCTTTCCTCAAATTATCCTTAACAATATCTAATTGTTGTATCTCCTTTTCAATCTTTTGTCTCTGATACGGCATAAGAGAATTTTGTAATTGTTGTGTTTTTATTCTCTGGTTACTCTCTACTATTGATTGCATGGTATTTTTTATGTCCGCAGTAGTACGCATTTTTGATAAATCATAATTTTTTAAATTTAAATCCATATTTTGACGAAGCATTGAATTATCCAATTGTGATTTTTCAAATACTAAATCACTTAATCTTTGTGCCTGTGCAAGTTGAAATTTATTTGTTGCTGTTTCTTGTAAAATCCTTGCAGTTGAAGCGTCTATATTTAATTTTTGGGCTTTTGCAACAGCTGTTTGCTCCGCTATATTATCAGTTTGAGCTTGACTTTGTTTAATATTTTGGTATTGCATTAATGCGCCTTGTGCAGCTCCCATGTCTAATCTAGGTGTTTGTGGATTCCATGAGGGAGCTTGTGAACTTCTTATTTGTGCGCTTGTATTATCAGCTCCTTTACCATACACTAAATTTGGGTTTAACCCAGCTTGTCTTAGCCTGTTCATTTGTTCTAATGGGTGATTGTACGCATTCTGTGTTGCTACGTCTGTTAATGCGTCTTGCCTTTGTTGGGCATACATTTTTTCGTTCCACTCTCGCGTTTTCCTATTCATTTTACCCTGTGCATACATATTAGCTCCTGATGTTGCGGCACTTATTCCGCCAACAACTAATGTTGCAGTTGCAGGGTCTATTACCATTAATGTTAAATCTAGTATGTTCATATTATGTTTGAATGTGCAATTATAATGTAAGGAATTAATATTTTTACTTCCTGTATAAATCTCTTATCAGTGTAGTAATTATTTCTTAAGTTTATTATCTGGTGTATTTTCATCTTGTAATTTAAAAGCTTTTCTTAAATCTTCGATAGTCATAGTTTTACGTTCTATAGTTAATAAAGACTGTGTCCACTTTCTAAATTTTTCTTCTTGTTTCTGTTTATTTTTCATGTTTTTATTGACTTGGTGTCAATTAGCACTAATATATCAAGGGTTATTAGTGCTGTTCTCCTGTTCAGTCGATTGGGTTTGTTGTAACGCCTTTGCGGCTTGTTCCTTTGTTGTATTACGTATTTCCTGTATCCGGTCTTTTGCATGTCCTTTTAACTCTTGTATATCTACCAAATCTAAAGATTTTATATTTATTCCCAATTGTGTTTCGGGGTCTTCGTCGTAAATCTCTGTGTATCCGTCTCCTACAGGTAAACCTTTTGCATATCTTTCCATAATTTCACGAATTGACATTGTTTGGTCTGGTACTGTCTCACTTGGCATTGTAAAGAACTTGTGTTTTACTTTTTCTGCCTTGAAATTTAATGTGTTTATAACTTTCATAATTTTTGGTTTCTTGAATCTTGTTTTTGAAACTTTCGTTGTTTCTCTATGCGAATTAACTCTTCTTCATATAATTCTTCCCAAGTTTTTGATAAATCTTTTTCCACAAGTTTTCCACTATATTCTAATCCTATTCTCTGTCTTTCTTCATCTGTCCATATCTTTTGTTTATAATATCTTGGCATTGATATTTTCTTGCCATCTTTTAGTACACAAAACATCCTATCCGCATCTTTATGATAATTTTTCATTGCTTCTGTTAAATAGTTTAATCCCATACCTTTCGACATTAAAGCAAATTCCTTTAATCTATCATCATTTCTATGTAATGGTATTTTTGAAGGTTTACACATATATTTTAATGTATATCCTACACTTGCCTCGTTTACTTGACCTATATGGATATGCCCTATTTCCTTGTCGTCTAATCTCCATGCACTTTCTATTACATCAGGATATGTGTTAAATAGTATAATATGATAATGGGGTCTATTTGTTTTACCTCCATACTCTCCACACGCATAATATTTTATTTTTAACTCCTCATAATTTTTATTATGTTTAATACACATATTTTTGTGATATTCTATATTTTTTTTCCGTAATCTTTTAAAGAATTTTTGTACATCTTCCTTACTTAATGTCATGAATCCATTTTTAGATAACTTTACGTTTTCCGGTTGATAAGTTAACGTAACAAACAAAGCCGAGGCGCTTACCTCGGCTTGTTTAATAAGTCTAAAAGACCATCCCGATACTCTCCGCATTTTACACGCTTGACATTTGCCACATGGTACTAAGTGTTTTTGGCCGTCATGGGTGATTTGAAAAGGAGAAAAGCACTGTGCCATTTTTAAAGCATTGGTGTACCAAATACGGGCATTGGTCTAATTGCTGATACTTTGTTTA